TTAGGATTGGACAAACATATCGAACTGTCGTTTGGCAATTTCTTCTTTCTGCACGCGTTTGACGATTTTGTAGATCCATTGCAAAGATAAACCATACTTCTTAGCAAGGTAGGCGTGATTATTGCCCGTGAACTCGTTGAAAATTTGCTTTTCACGCTCACAGGCGAAAAGCGACATTGATTTCGGCACATACACATTCAAACCGCCCCAGTTATAGCCTGTTTTCAAAGCCACAATCATTCCGATATTTTCCGCCGTTTCCGCGTCCATTTCAGGGTAACATTCACGCACTGCTATCACCGTATATTTCGCCAAATCTGCCAATAAATCAGGGGCTTTGGTTTGAAAGTCATTATTGTCAAATTTGGCTTCATTCATCATTTACCTACTCGTTTTTTCCACTGTTTTAACTGCTCAATAATAGATACCGTTTGCTCACTATCCAGCTCACGCCAGTCTGCAACGTCCGCATAATATCGAGCAACAAACGCATTCAATGCTGCCGAACTGCTTTCCTCAGCCACTACTTTCCATACTGCCCACAATTTCCGCTGAACGGCAGAAAGGTGTGAAACATCATGCGGTAAGCGAATTTTTGCACCTTTTTGTTGCAATATTTTGACCAGTTTCACTAGCTCTGAATAGCTTATATTTTTCGCAGAATTTTGGTAGAATTGTTGAGATAATAGACTTCGATACGTCTCATCGTCCATTCCCAACTGACTTTTCCCAATATGCACCAGCTGCAATAATCGTTTTCTCATCGTTTACCTCTTAAAATTGCTTTCAATCTTTGTAAATTACTTTCCACTTGTGCCTTTTCCTGTGCCATTTCTTCTACACTTTTGGGCGGTGGTGGCGGAAGCTCAGGATATTCATGCTGTGGCAAGGCTTCTAGCAGTTGTTTTGGCGTAGGGAACCAATCACTAGTCTGCCCAAGTGTCATAAATGCCGTCTCAAACCGCACCTTATCCAACTCCATATCCCACGACTTTTTATAAGTGATCACCCGATACCACGCCTCCAGTGTTGGCTGTATCACATCTTCCGTTGGCGAATTTTTTAGGCGTAACAGCAATAACATTGCCACGCCTTGAGCTAGCACAGGTTTTAGCCATTGATTGTTTTGCCCCATTCCAACGCTCCTTTAATTGCGTTCATTTTATTGCTTGCAAACGGTCGATTTTGCTCAGGATTTTGCACCGCCACCGCTGTGCCGATAGGCTTGTAGCCTGCAATAATTTCCAACAAATAACCGTGCGACTTCATCGGCAGGGTAAAATTGACACGGTTCGCCATCATTTGGTTAATGGCATAAATCCACGCCTCAGGCGGTGCAGGAAACTCACGCCCATCACGTTTGATAGTCTTAGCCTGTATCATCGGTGTGAGTTCGCCCAGCAAGGTTGCCACACGGTCGAACGTGAGCGAACTTTTCGAAGGACGAAACAGCCCCAAATAACGAATTAAGGCTTCGCCTAACTCACCACTCACCAACAATGCCGCATTTAAGGCATCACTTGCTGCTTTGTTGGCAATCAACGCGTCCAACGAATGCAACGCTCCACACGCACTACATTTCACTTTCATTTTCGGTTCTCCTAATACAAGAAAACCGCCCGAAGGCGGTTTAGTTAGCAAGTTGGATCAAAGTGTTGAACATATTTAGGTTCTTCATTTGTTTCCAGTATTTTTTGAATAACAGGATCATCAGTAAAAATCATTTTTGCTAATCCCATCAATAATGGATCAATGCCTTCTTTTTTATCGATATGCCCATTAGTTGCCCAATCCCCATCTTCATCTCGAAAGAAATCAAAGTGAAGCGTAGCCATAAAACCATTTTCAATTTCGGGAGCTAACTTAATCATATCATTCCATGTTTTTGTTAGAATGACTGGCATTGTAGCCATTAAATCAGTCACAATATTGCTTACTGCACTCGGTGGTTTGGGTTTATAGTTAATACCTATTTTGAACGTTAAATCGTCTTTTGTTGGTTCAAGTTCAATGTTGATGATAGAGATATAATGGTTTGTCACAGTCTTACCCCCATTTTCATCAAAATCCCCTTCGCATTCTGCACATAAATACTGGCGTGCATTATTTTTTCTTTATCTAGCGATTTCTCAGCCTGTTCCAGCTGAATAATCGCTTGGCGAAGTTGCATTTTTAAGGCATCTAGTGTGGAAATCATTGTCTTTTCTCCCGTTTACCTTGCCATGTTTTGCAGTAGGTTTTGCGCGTGTTGCACCACTCACGTTGTTTGAGTGTTACCGCTTGCTTTGCTGCTTCTCCCCACAATTCACTAGCTCGGGCATAATTGCCAGAACGCTCCATTTCTGCTGCGACTTCTGTTGCTTCGCGATAGGCTTCTTCTAGCACATCGCGGTCGATCTTTGGTCTTCGACTCATTTCCGCACCTCTTCATCATTCGGCTTAATCACAAACTCTTCCACGCCTTCTCGAATAGTTACGCCCGAAATAGAGCGTGCAATATCAGGCTCGGCAAGCATCGCTTCCTTATTGAGCTCTTCTTTCGTGCGAATAAAGCGAAAAAGCCCCAAATTGCGCAGGCTTTCTAAAATGCCGTCAATGCCTTTGGCAACCACTGCAGGCGGTTTGGCACGCCATTGTACTTCTCCAGTGGTAAAGTAAGCCGTCTTCTGTTTGCCGCCGTTAGTGAGCTCTAAACGACGACTTTCACAAAACGCCTGCACCGCCTTTTGTAAAGGCTTCACTTGTTCTTTCAGCGCGGTCAATTGCGCCGTGTATTTTTCATCAACCGCTGCTTTCTCATCCGCTTGCTGGGTGGTTAATCGCACCTGCTCGCGTTCTAAATCGCCGATCTGTTTAATCGCCAACGCCACTTCATCTTGGGTTTGTAAGGCGATTTCTTGCACTTCACTTTTTACTCTTGTTGCGCGTTTAGCCATTTTTTAGTTCCTTACTGATTGTGAGTTTGATTTTTCCGCATTTCTTGCCTAACACGGCTTCCAGTATCGTTTCATTGCCATTTACTGAACCATTAAAATGTGTGATACCGCCAAATAACGCCTGTGTAATGCCATCTCGGTCATCTACGAGTGCTTTTGCTAAGGCTTTACAGCAAATCAGGAAATTTTCAGGATCTTTACGAGTAATAGGTTTCATTTTAGCCATTGTTCGTTACTCCTTTTTGGCAAGTATAAGGATAAAAATCCGCGTTAATTTTGGGGGTTAGGCTGCCGTTGGGCGAGCGGAGGTAAACTACACCGCTGATACAAAGTTCGGCATACGCCCACGTTTGCTTTTGTATCATTCCGTCATCACAGCCAGCTAATAAAAGTGCGGTCAAAATTAAGGTTGTTTTTCTCATATCGCCCCCCTAAACCTGCATCACTACATCGCCGTTCACTTTCGGCACACCTAAACTTTCTGCCAAGTTCATCGCTGCCGTGAGCAAGTTGTTTACTGCGAGCGGATAAAGCAAACTAGTGGTAGTTTTGTTTCTGCCCACCGCCGTTAAGCGTTGTCGCACCGCTAAAAACGCGTCTTCTTCAAAAATATCGCTGAGTTTTTTGCCGACTTTCGCCAAGCGGAATGCCACATAGTTTTCCAACTCTGCATCAAGGGGTGCGAGTTCCACCACTTCACAGCGTTGCACCACTTCGCGGACTTCGGTATTACGTTCGGAAAGTTTCAGCTTCAACTCAGGCTGACCAATCAACACAATCGAAATCAGCTTTTTAAAGCCGTCCTCCAACTCAAAAAAGCGTTTCAAGTGTTTAAGCGTCGGAATTGGCAAGGAGTGCGCTTCTTCGATGATGAGCACGTTCGAATAGCCCGATTTACAGCTTTCTTTCAACACTTGGTGCAACTGGCGAAAACGTGCCTCGGGCGAACGTTTCACGCTTTGCAGTGGGGCAAGGGTGGAAATAATCGCTTCGGCAATATGGGCTGCTTTCAGTGTTTTACCCTTGATGTCGTTGTCTTCCATCGCAATGATGTAAGGCTCAATCACCGCAATTGGGGCGTTTTCTGCTCGAATGCGATCAATCAAATCACGGCGCAGGGTCGATTTGCCCGCACCTGATTCTCCCACCACCGCCATAAAGCCACCGTGCTTAGCGGTTTGATAAAGCGACTCCCGCACATAACGAATGTCGCTGGTGGCGAAAACTTCGTCAGCCGAGTGAATATCGACGGAAAAAGGGTCAATCGGTAATAAAAAATGTTTCTTAGTGGCTGGAAATAAAGCCTGTTTTGCGAGTAACATAATCTCGTCCTTAATTTCTCGTTTGGTTTTAAGGGCGGAAGCGGCAGGCTCGGTCGCCAAACTTTCCCCTGTTGCTTCCTTTTCTAATAGCGTTGCAAGCGGTTGCTTTATCCCAATCTTTTGCAAAGACGCTATTAAACTCTTCTCAAATGCCGCCCACTCCCGCACCCGTTGATTATGGTTTATCAACTGAGAAATGGTTGCAGGCGACACATTCATCATCTGTGCTAACTGCCTTAAGCTCACGCCCTTATCAATCAGCACCTGTTTTAGTTTCAGCATAAAATGCTCCTTCAATAAGTCCCCCTCTTTTGTAAAGAGGGGTTAGGGGAGATTTTAGGGCAATCACGCCGCTAATAATTTCAAGTGGGAGCGTGTCGGCTCGGGTGCCACAAACTCCGCCTTAAACGCATCAAAGCTCAGCCCCAGCAACCGTTCAGCTTCCACCTGCGGTACACCTTGCGGATATTTGCCGGTAATCCATTGATAGCATTCACCCGTCCACAACTCGCCCCAGCGTGCCTTACCGTTTTTGGCAAACTCCACCGCCGACATCGGCTTTTGTTCCACCCGTCGGGCGTTGGTGGTCAGTTCGTGTTCTTGTCCTTTTTTCGGTAAGAACCACGTCAGCTTGCTTTCTTCAATGTGTTTGTAAGGGTTGATTTCGCCGTTGAATAACGGTGCGTTGGCTTTCTTGGCTCGTTTCAACTCATCTTCGGTCTCCACACCATAAGCCAGTTGCTCCGCCTGTTCCTTATTTGCTTCAAACGCCGTTTTGCGGTGGGCCTTGTATTCTTCGCCGATGATTGCAGCATCTACACGGAAGCCTAGTTCATTCACTTCAATCGGCTCCAGCACTACCCAGTAAGGTTTTAAACTCATCGTGCCATCATCAGCAAAAATCTGCTCAAAGCACTGCACTTGCACACATTCAGGGCGGTACGGATTTTTGCCCACCGTGATTTTCTCGCCAATTTTCACATCAGGTACATCACGCACATCATATCGGCGATTTTCAAAGCTGATTTCCAACTTATCGGTCACCAATCGTTCTGTGAGTGCGGTAATCATCAGCTCTTGGCAAATCTCACGGCTGGGCGGATATAACAAGTCATTGGCGTGGATTTTTCGCCACGCACCGTAACGTGTCATACCGTGTCGGCTATGAATAGCTTTGCCGTTGAAATACCGCATCCACTGGTGAGCAAGCTGGTTTAACTCTGCCAAGCCACTCACATTCATAAACCGCAGCCCACTTTCAAATTGGCGTTCCACAATATCATTGCCTTTTTCCACTTGCCCTTTGGCTCGGGCATTATGGGCTTTTGGCACTTCAATTTTCACGTCCAACTGGTTCAGCAAATGGGTGAACATTTGTGACGTATTGGCAGAGCCACGGTCGAACATCAAAATTTTCGGCACACCGAAAAATGGCTCGGCAGGATTCTCTTTCTTCTGAATGGCGTTAATAAAGGTTTCAGAAATGTTCTCCGCCGTTTCACCGCCATACACATATTCCACATAAATCACGCCACTCGCGTGGTCGGTAATGACATACCGCCACACTCGTTGCGGTTCGACTTTCGCCACATTCGCTGGCTTGTTTTTGTAGAATTGCTCCGCTTCCATTACGCACAACCCATTGCCTTTGCCAGTCTCTTTCAGGTAATACAGCACACACAAAGACGGGTCGATTTGCCAAACGTGGTTCGGGTGTCGGCTTTGCAACTGCACCACGGGGGCAGGGCGTAATAGCTGGTCAGGGTGCAAATTGGCATTGCGTAATGCACGCTCCACCGAACTTGTCGAATAAGGGCGGACTTCGCCTGTTTTCTCGTCCACAAACTCCGCTTTCACTTTGTCATTGGCTCGCAATATGTCTAAAATCCGCTCTAGCGTTGCCATGGTTTTGCCGTTTTTGCGCCGTAGGTGTAACCAGGCGGCACTAATCAATTTCAGCTCATTCGCATCCATTTGATGTTTCCCCTTGTCTGACCGCACTTTGCGACCACTCGCAGGGCGGTAGGGCTTAATTTGCCGAAGAAAGGTGGCTCGGCTTAAACCGGTGAATGCACAGCCTTCTTCAATAATTTTTTCCTTCTCGCCAAAGCCTGCTTTCTCCACACGCTCGGCATATTGGGCGAGAACGCTCGGTAGTATTGCCATTGCATTTCCTTAACCCACCACTTCCGCATCTTGAATGTGAGCATCACGCTCAATCTCGTCCAAAATGCTCGTTACACTTTCATCTAACTTGCCGTCAGGTTGATAATCTTCTCGCGCCCATTCAGGTAAGGCTTCGCCGCTTGGTGTATCATCTAAGCCAAAGCGTTCTTTGAGTTCCGACAAAATCAACTGATACTCGGCAAGTACGCCACTCATAAACTGCTTGTGGTCAATGCCTGTGGCTTCCGTGTGAGCGGTTAAGGCTTCAAAGGCTTGGAAAACTTGTCCGCGTAGCACCGCTTCTGCTTTATAGCTAATCGCAGCCGCTTCCTCGCGTAACACCCCACCGCGTTGTTCAGGCGTTTGGGTTTCAATCGCCTTGGTTTTCTTCGCCAGCTCCAAATCTAAGTGGTTAATCCGCTCATTTTTGGTGGCAAGCACTTTCGCTTGCGCTTCATAATCGTCCGATTTGCGTTTCAACTGGGCTTGTAAGGCTTCTTTCTCCTTCGCGTGTTGGGCGGTCAAGTCTTCGATTTTCTCAATCAACTCTTCCTTATCGGTGGTGTCTGAATAATCCGCGTCCACAATTTCCGCTCGGGCTTCTTCAGGCAACTGGCGAAGTTTACGCATTTCGCGGTAGCCTAAGCCGAGGCGTTGGGAGGTTTCGAGGAAGTCTTCACCAAATTTAGAAAGGTTCTGTAAGTCTTCATCAATTTTGTTTACGCTATATCCCAATACTTCACAAAATTCTGACCAAGTCCCGACGTGTCGGGGATTTTTATCCTTATCTAAAAGCTCTAACCCTTTGTACTGCTTAGCTTCTTTAATTTCTGCTAAAATTTTCAAAGTCCCGACCGTCGTGACTTTTTTAGTAAAATCGAAAGCTTTAAGCATTCCCACCAACTCATAAGCCTGAGCTTTATCTTGTGTCATCGCTTTACTTGCTAACACCACCGCATCTTGTTGTTCACTTAATCTTAAATCTGTCATTGTTCACTCCTTAAAAACCGCCCGTCATCACCCGATGGCGCACTTCATTAAACCGTTCATTTACTGCCTGCATATCCTGCTCATAACACACCGCAAGGTTGAGCAGGGCAAAACTGAGCGTCCAGTTGCCTGTGGGCAATTTGCGCAAAAAGCCTTCGCTTTCTAAAATCGCCGTAGCACGAGTGATATTCACCGGCGTTTCATCAATCGCTTCGCACAAATCTTTGTTGCTTAAGCCGTCCATCGTTCGCCCTTTCAGGGCTTTCAAAATCCGCAACGCACGCTGCGTGCCGTTAATTTTCTCTTTCATTGTAAAAATCCTTTCTCTTTCAACCGTGCCATCGCATTCGGATCACGCATAAACGCTGGCGTGGATAAATCAATTTGGGTAATTGGATCAATTACTTTGTAACCTTGTTTTCTGAGTAGGTAACTCATTAGTCTGTTTAACAGTTTCATCTTGTTCTCCTATTGTTTTCTAAAATAAAGAGCGGTTAGATTTTTCGCTGTTTTTTCCAAATTGTTAAAGAGCAGGTTGCGTGATTAAGCCGCCGCTTTTAAGCCGAGTTTCACGGCGATTTCATGTCCGATACCACGTTTAGCTTTAATCGTGCCATTCAACACGCGGTAAACATACAATCGGTCATAACCGTGTTCTCTTGCCCAATCAGCGAAAGATTCACCGCGAGCTTCAAACTCGCTTTTCACCTGTTCAGGCGTTTTAACATTCAGCATTTTTTTCTCCTGTTGTGGTATAATTGATAAACAATCAATAAATCATTTCTTACATTTGTAAGATTATATTACATTTGTAATGTTTTCAAGGGGAAATTTATGGATTCTTTCAAAGGGAAACTTATTCGCTTAAAAAATGAACTAAATGTGGAAACAGATAAGGAAGTTGCAGAGTATTTGGGAATGACCAATAACGCATTCACAGTGAGAAAAAGTCGAAATAGCTTCCCCGAAAAAGAGCTTTTTGCCCTAAAAGCCAAATGTCCAGAATTAAACCTTGATATGGATTACATCTTGCTCGGTCATCGCCATGAAACTTATGAAGCAATGGAAAAAGAAGCGTTAAAAGATATGCCGAAGCCCGATTTTTCAGACAAAACAGGCTTATTGGTGCAGTTATTTATGCAGTGTGATGATCAAGGGCGTGCGGCGATTTTAAGCGTGGCTCAGACAATGGCGGCAATGGGACAAACTGCAGGAACAACTAACATTGCACAGCAATTCAATAACAACACAATTTCAGGTGGCTCCTTTACAGTAAAAAACAAATAATGCAGCAATTTAATCACAACATTATTTCCGATAGTACATTCATATTAAATTACCTTGATGGAATGAATGAAGAAGAGACGAAAGAAGTCTTAACACAATTTTCAGATGAACAACTCCAACAGGCAAAGAAGTTGTTGAAAAAAGAATATCGCAGTATTTTTCTTTCACCTTTTACATTTAAATGGTTTTGGATATTGTTGGCGTGCGTGCCACTCTTACCGAGTACAGTAACATTTGCTCCAGAAATACTGGCAAGTATCTATGCTGATGATCTTATTATGATGATGACATCAGTGCTTGGCACTTTTGCTGTTGTGTTTTTGATATTCATGGGACTGATGAATTTTAGTATCGCCAAAATGCGGCTTGATATTGAAGCCATAAACCAACTTTTAAAAGAAAGCCGAAGCCGATTTAAACTTATCGAAAATGAACAGTTTTCCCGTAAATATCAATACTGGAAGATGAAATATAACGTTAAAAATCAACTAACTGACTATATGGAGTAACCAATGAATAAATTACTAGCTGTTGCATTATCAGCATTTATGCTTACTGCTTGTGGTGAAAGCGATCCGAATGCTCCAACTCAAGATGAGAAAAATACTATTGAATTAGCTTTTATTAACAATATACCAAAATCATCAGACTCAGCAATTCGATGCAGAACAAATAAAGTTGCTGAACGTTACTATACAGGGTGTTCGGTAGTAGCCGTTGGAAAACAAAGTAATATTTATTTGTTCCTTTACAATAAGGATAAAGATCCTATTAAACGTTTCTATGCGTTGAATGGTTCAGCTATGTCTAAATATGACACATATCTCAAGTCAGAACCTATGCTCGGTAGTTACAAAGATACTTTCGGCTTGCCAATGGAAAAGGACATTGATTTGAATGTAGTTCTTAATGAATTTAATAAATAGGAAATAAGTATGAAAAAATCCCTAAAATACGTCGCTTTCGCCCTACTAGGCGTAGCGGCTGCCGTATTTGCCAAAGAACAATTCCAATGCGAAGGCAAACGCATCTGTAAAGAGATGGATAGCTGCGAAGAAGCCCGTTTCTATCTCACTCAATGCGGTGTCAGTAGCCTAGACCGCGACAAAGACGGCGTACCTTGTGAAAGTATTTGTGCTGGGAAGAAAAAGAAATAATTGAGGAACTAAGGAATTAAAATGACAACTGAACAACAAAACTCAAACTTAAGAAAAACAAACTTTGAATTAGTCTATGATGGGGGTAAACCCGCAAATCACATTATTGATGCCGATGTACTTGGTCGTAGCTTAATGGCATTTTCGGCAATGGTAAAAGAAGCTAATGAATTGCTAAACGGTCCAAATAGTGAAATTAGCATTGACGTGAAAGCCTACAAAGGAGGATCATTTGAAACGTGGTTTGCTATTGCTCAAATGGGAGGGCAGCTTAATATAGCGGAAGTATTAGGGCTTGCTACGGGCGGAGCTGTTACTGGTGGTTTAATTGCAGTTGTCAATAAATTAAGAGGTCGTAAAGTAACCGATGTTATTATTGATGAACGCAGCCAAAATCTTGAAATTGATGGCGAGGTGATTGAAAGTTCCAAAGAAATCAATACCCTTTTACAGAGTAATCCTATTCGTAAAGATTTATCTAAAATCTTCCATCAACCGATTTCTCGTGATGTAAAAGCGGAACTTTACATAAATAATAAACAGAAAAAGTTACTTGAGGTTGGTTTTGAGCAAGTTAATTATTTCCGTGAACAACAAGTAACAAAAACGATTACAACTGTTGAACCAGATAAACAATATATTCGTATTGCAACGATTAACTTTGCTTCATCTCAAAGTGGTTGGAAAGTCATTCTACCAAATGAAGAAACACCTGTTGCGGTTAAAATTAACGATGAAAAGTTTTGGAAACAAGTGAAAGAAAATACGGCAAGATTTTCGTCAGATGATTTATTTTATGTTGAGTTAGAGATCAAAACCGTTGATAATGGTATTGAACAAAAGAAAACTTATACCATTAAGCAAGTGATTGAACATTCGCCTGCGGATGGTAAAAATAAAGTAGTATAAAATTTATTTCAATCTAAATTAGTTTAGAAGAAAACGATGAGTATCAGCACTGTTATTGCGCTTGTGGCTCTTTTGGGTGTAATTGGATGGGCGGTAACTAACCGCCTATTAAACTATTTTATTCACGACAATATTTTGCGACTTACAACCATAAAAGCAGATGGTTCTAAAGTTGTAGAAGAATTTGATTTAGATGAATTAACAGTAGAACAAATTGCACACCTAAGAGACCGTTTAAAACAAGTAACAAAAAGAAAGGGTGCTACAACGAATGAATAAGAAAAGGCTCGCAGGATTAAATACGATGCTGATTGCAATTTATTCACAGTTGTTGCACTCGGCTTTTTCACACTTTCAGGTCAATTTTCAAGCATTACCTGCAATTATTGGGCTTGTAGCAGGCGGGTTAAGCTACCTCACAACTATATTAGTTATTTGGATTGATCCACCTGATGTTACTTTGCTTTTAACTAAGCGAAAAATTAACAAGCAAATAGAGAGATTAACAAAACAATGTCAAAATCTTGCGGATAACGATCCTAAGAAACAAGAAAAGTTGGATAAAATTCACGAATATCAACAAACACTTGATGAGCTTTATGATAAAGAAATCCAGTCTTCCTTAAATTAGTTTAAAATCAATCTATACCATTTTTTCTTAAACTCCAGTTATTAAATAATCCTTAATAACTGGAGTTTTTTATGTCCCTACCCATCACCAAAATCGTCATTCACTGCTCTGCCACCCAAAACGGCAAGCAACTTCGCACCACCAATCAAACCGCCGCACAGTGCATCAACGAATGGCACAAACAGCGTGGCTTTCAGCGTTTAGCAGGTAATTACAAAGCCTTCAATCCGCACTTACAACATATTGGCTACCACTTTGTGATTGACACCGACGGCACGGTCGAAACAGGTCGCAAAGAAGGCGAAACAGGCGCACACGTTAAAGGGCATAACTTAAACAGCCTTGGCATCTGCTTAGTCGGCGGTATTACTAAAGACAAACGCAATCACGGCGAATATACGGAAGCCCAATGGAAAGCCCTGCACCACTTGCTTCGCCAATTAGAAGCCAAATATCCCAGTGCTCGCATTTGTGGACATCGTGATTTAAGCCCAGACCTAAACGGTGACGGCACAATCACGCCAAACGAATGGATTAAAGACTGCCCGTGCTTTGATGTGTGGAGTTGGCTAGATTCCGAAGAAGTCGTGAATGTTGAGCATTTATTTAAATAAATCTCCCCTACCCCCTCTTTACAAAAGAGGGGAACGGTAAAACGGAGAACACAATGAAAAAATTAAGCAATAACGCCAAAATTAGCCGTGCAATCAATAAAGGTCGCACGGTTGCCCAATGGTTTTACTTACGCTGGAGTTACTAATGGCACTCAAAGAATTGATTACTAACAACGATGGTCGTCTTTCCACCACCGCCTTCATCCAATTTTTTGGGGCTTTATTGATGGCTGGCATTTTGGTTTATGCTGTGTGGTTAGACCGTGCCTATGTAGGCGAACTCTTTACCACCTTCGCCCTATTTTGCGGTGGTGGCGTGGCGACCAAAGGTTTCGCTAATGCGTTAAATAATCGGGGGCGTGAAGAATGATTTTTTATCTGATTTTAGGCTTTGTTGTAGTGGGTCTGATAGGAGCAATGCTGACCACCTATAAAATCCGCAAAGCTCATCAAGAAATAGACCGATTGTTTAAGCAAAACGAGCAACTGCAACAGGAAAAAGCAGTAGCGCAAACCCAAGTCAAACATTTTGAAGTGAGAAAGAAAAATGAAGAAAACACTCGTGGCTCTCGCCGTGATGACGTCATTAACCGCCTGCAACAACAAGGCGATCTCCGTGATTAACCCGAGCTGTTCAGGCTTTGGTGTAATTAAGGCAAGCCGTCAAGACACCACCGAAACGCTCCGTCAAATTGCGGTGCATAACGCGACCTATCGGGAAATCTGCAAGGAGACGAACAATGACCATTAACGTGGAATTTTGGCACTTGGTGGGGTTGTTGCTTTCATTCTTAGGTTGCTGTTTTGGCTTTGCCAAGATTTTAGTATCACAGTTTCAAAACTCACTGTCGGAGCGCCACCAAAACCAGCTCAAAGTAAACGACAAAGTGGAAGAATTGGAAAAGCAATTCAACCAAATGCAATCCTCCCTACCGCTTGTGTATGTATTACGTGATGACTACATTCGCGGGCAAACGGTGCTAGAAGCCAAAATGGACGCATTACATAAAACCCTTAGTGATTTATACAAAATGGAGAGTGCAAAATGATGGAAAAAGCCCGTCGCGAAGGTATGCGTTGGCAGTTGCTCAACGTATTACATAAAGCAATGCCTTACACCACCAGCGAGCAATTTTTACTTGATGTGATGCGTGGCATTTACCCAAATGTCACGCCGCACGAAATCCGCCAGCAGTTGGAATACCTTTCCGACCGCAAACTGGTGGAACTGACCAAACAACCGCACGGCGTATGGTTTGCCGATATTAACCGCTTGGGCGTGGATATTGTGGAATACACCATCGACTGCTAAGCTGGTATCGCCCGCCCTGAAAAGTATTGGGCGTAAGGGGGAACTGGTATGGCACCCCGTTCAAGTATCGAAAAACTGCCCGAAGATGTCCGCCGTTGGCTGGAACGTGCCTTAACCGAGAACAGTTTTTCAGGGTATGTGGAATTGGAAAATCTCCTGCGTGAGAAAGGCTATCAAATCAGCAAATCGGCGATTCATCGCTATGGGCAGAAGATTGAACGCCGTTTTAAGGCAATCAAGGACAGTACTGAAGCGGCTCGCATTATTGCCTAAGGCGCAGAAGATAAGGAAGACAAACGTAGTGAAGCCTTAATGGGGATGTTGCAGTCGTCCCTATTTGACGCGCTTGTGGACATCGAAGAAGCCAAAGACGATGAGATGACCCCGATGGAGAAATTCCAAGCCTTGAGTTTTGCAGGCAAAAACGTGGCGTCGCTTATCCAAGCCAGCACCAAGCTGAAAGTCTATCAAGCGGACGTGAAAAGACGAGCGGAACTTGCCGCAGAAGAAACGGAAAAAATTGTTATTCAGGCGGGCTTATCGGCAGAAACCGCAGACAAAATCAAACAGCAAATTTTAGGTATTGCATAGTGAAAGATATCATTCCCTTTGACCCAAACGAGCTACTGCTAGGTTATCAAAAACGTTGGATAGCGGATAAATCCCAGCTCAAAATCGCTGAAAAATCTCGCCGAACCGGTTTGACGTGGGCAGAAGCCGCTGATGATGCCTTGATTGCCAGCCTTGCCAAGAAAGATGGTGGTTCTGATGTGTTCTACATTGGCTCTAACAAAGAGATGGCACGTGAATTTATTGACGCGGTGGCAATGTGGGCAAGGGCATTTAACTATGCTGCTGGCGAAATTCAAGAAGAAGTATTGCAAGATGAAGACAAGGACATTCTGACCTATGTGATCTATTTTGCATCAGGCTTCAAAGTAAAAGCCCTTTCCAGCAACCCGAAAAACTTACGTGGTATGCAAGGCGTGGTGGTCATTGATGAAGCAGCCTTCCACGAATACCTTGCGGAAGTATTAAAAGCCGCTCTTGCTCTCACAATGTGGGGTGCAAAAGTGCGGTTGATTTCTACCCACAACGGTGCGGACAACCTTTTCAATGAGCTAATTTTAGATAGTCGGGCAGGTAGAAAACGCTACTCAGTGCATACGATTACCCTTGATGATGCCTGTGCTGAAGGGTTATACCAACGTATTTGCCAAGTCAGCAAGCAAGAATGGACAGCCGAAAAAGAAGCAGAATGGAAAGAAAACCTACTCAATGACACGGCAACCAAAGAAGATGCGGAAGAAGAATACTATTGCGTGCCGAAAAACGGCACAGGCTTATGGCTCTCACGTGCGTTGATTGAACGCCAAATGAGCGAAAACACGCCTGTAATCCGAATGACGGCAAAAGATGGCTTTAGCCTTGTGCCTGAACCGACACGCTATCAGGAAATGCAGGATTGGTGTGAAACCACGCTTGCCCCGATTTTGCAAACCTTAGATGAAACGCAATTACATTTTTTAGGCGAAGACTTTGCCCGTAGTGGCGATATGACGTCCTTTGTGGTGTTAGCACAACAGCAAAACTTAACCAAAAGCGTTCGATTGATTGTGGAGCTGGGCAATATGCCTTACAAGCAACAAGAACAAATTGTGCTGTTTATTCTCAAGCATTTGCCACGCTTCGCCGGTGCAGCTTTTGATGCGCGTGGGAACGGAGGCTATTTAGCCGAAGCCGCTCGCGATGCGTTTGGTTCATTGGTGGATTGCGTGCAGTTATCGGAAAAATGGTATCGCGAACACACCGCCCCATTTAAAGCCGCGCTCGAAGATGGCGAACTCGACAGCATTCCCAAAGATGCCGATATTCTTGCCGATTTGCGTTCGTTCCAAGTGGTGAAAGGCGTGCCACGCATTCCCGATAAACGAACCAAAAGTGCAGACGGCAAAAACAAACGCCACGGCGATACCGCAATTTCTTTATTGCTCGCTCATTATGCCAGCCGTCAGCTGGTGCAGTTGCCTGTTAAAGCTCACAGTCGCAAACCAAGAGCCAGCCGAAAATTAACGCAAGGATATTAACCATGATCGCATTTGTAACTTTAACCATTTCTGCCGCGGTGCTGATTTTTTACGACAAACCGTTTTGGTGGGTATTTTTATTGCTTGCCGCCTTTGTGGATTATGAAAAATAAGGAAAGCCAATGACACCAAAAAAACAAGATTTAATCCGCGTCATCGCCAGCCGTGCCAACGCCATTGACTATTGGTCTTTTATGCACTACCTGCCGAACCCTGATCCTGTGCTAAAAAAAATGGGCAAGGATATTTCGGCTTATCGTGAAATTTTATCCGACAGCCACGTCGGGGGCTGTGTTCGCCGTCGCAAAGCGGCAATCAAAGGGCTGGAATGGCGAATTACTCCGACAGGTAATGAAAAAACGGACGAGATTTTAACCGCACTTTTCGACCGCTTGCCGATGTCGCATATTATCAGCCAAATTTTAGATGCCACGCTATTTGGCTATCAAGCCTTAGAAGTAATGTGGGAAAGCGAAAACGGCTTACTGTTGCCAACAGCAATCGTAGGCAAACCGCAAGAGTGGTTCGTCTTCGATGAAGAAAACCAGTTGATGTTACGCACCAAAGACAACCGTAACGGCGATCTTGTGCCTGAAAAGAAATTTCTGCTCGCCACCCAGCAAGCGGATTTTCTCAACCCTTACGGACGGGCGGATTTGGCGATGTGTTTCTGGGCGGCAACGTTTAAGAAAGGAGGCTTTAAATTCTGGTTGGAATTTATGGAAAAATATGGCAGCCCGTGGCTGGTCGGTAAACACCCACGCCAAGCCCAAATTCACGAAATTGATGAACTTTTGGATAGTATGGAAAAGATGTTGGGAACCGCCGTAGCTGCCATTCCTGAAGATAGTTCCATTGATTTAAAAGAAAGTGCAAGCAAAGGGGCAAGCTCACAAGTATTCGATGATTTCTTACGTTATTGCAAATCAGAAATCGCCATTGCGTTACTCGGTCAAAACCAGACCACTGAAGCGGAAGCTAACCGAGCTTCTGCCACCGCAGGCTTAGAAGTCACACGTGATATTCGCAACGATGACGCCAGCCTTGTAGAAGGCGTGTTCAATCAGTTGCTGGCGTGGATTTGTGAGCTGAATTTCAGCGTGGATACCTTCCCAACCTTCGAGCTATTCGAGCAAGAAAGTATCGACAAACTACAAGCCGAACGCGATAAGCTCTTAACTGAAATGGGAGTAGGCTTTACCGAGCAATATATCCACCGCGCTTATGGTTTTGAAGAGGGCGATATTGTGATGCAAGAAATCTCCCCTACCCCCTCTTTACAAAAGAAAGGGACGGATAAGGTGGATTTTGCCGAGCCAATCCCCAAAAGCGTGATTGAGACCATCGGAGAACAGTTGGAAGTAGAAGGCGAAGCTCACGTTGAGCATTGGTTGCAAAGTATTCGCGACCAACTGGGGCAAGCCGAAAGTCTTGAGGATTTCCGCAATCAGCTGGATAGCCTAATCCCAGAACTCAGCTATGCCGAATATGGCGAACTGCTGGCGTGGGGTTCAACGGCGGCACAATTCGCAGGGCGACAATCCGTAGAAGATGAGCGTGCAAAGTCCCCCTCTTTCGTAAAGAGGGGCTAGGGGAGATTTACCAATGAAATTCACCTTTGAAAATCAAGTCAAATACTTTGAGAAAAAGCTCAACCTACCGACCAACAGCTACCTTGACGTATTAGGCGATGAACACGACTACTTTTTTATGGTCGCAGGAGCAAACCGCAACGAAGTGTTGCTTGCCTTTCGTGAAGCTGTGGACGAAGCCATCAACAATGGCGAAACGCTGGAGGGCTTTCGCAAGCAGTTTGATGAAATTGTGGCTCGCACAGGCTGGGATTACAACGGTGGCAGAAATTGGCGAACCCGTATTATTTACGATACCAACGTTTACGCTGCCTACAATCGCGGTCGTTTGCAACAACATTTGGATTTGGCTGATGTGATGCCTTATTGGGAATATCACCACCACGACAACGCCCACCCACGTCAAGAGTATATTGATTTGGACGGCACGATTTTGCCTGCAAGCGATCCATTTTGGCGTTATTACTACCCAATCAAGGCGTATGGCTGCCACTGTACCGTCACCGCTCACGATGAAGATGATTTGAAAGAGATGGGTAAAACCGTCAGTCCATCGCCGGAAATCGAATGGCAGGAAAAACTAGTCGGCACACGTTCGGGCAATCCAAGAATGGTACGCGTGCCGAAAGGCTATGATGTAGGATTTCAACCGCATAATTTTGACCGCTTGACTGCAGGGCGGAATGCGGACGTAGATCAGCTGTTGTTCAATAAGTTCGTCAATGCCGAGCCAAAACTTGCCAGCTTACTGATTGAAAACGTGTTACAAAATCCGCGTGCCGTGATGATGTTAAACGGCGCGATGAAGTCGATGGTAGATACCGTTGCCAGCGAAAAAATGGCACGTGGACAAATGAAAAACGTGGGCATAATCCCAGCCAAAGTGATTGATAAATTGACCACACTTGAAAAAGCTCCACAGTCAGCCGTGATTGCAGTTAGAGATGAAGATGTATTGCACGCCCTGCGTGATACCAAGCAAACCAAAGGCATTAACCTGCCGATTGAATTTTGGGAAGACTTGCCTGAAAAGTTGAAAAATCCAACTGCGATTTTGTTAGAAACGGATCAGAAATTACCCACCTTGCTTTTTATCTATGAAACCGAGCAAGGCAAAGTTGCGGTAAAAATGGACTATGAAATCAAACTGAAAGATGAGTTAAGTAAGAAAAAGCTACCTCATAAAGTCAATTTGGTCAGAACAGCGAGTGTATTTACAGATAAGTCGGGAATGCACAAATATGAAGTGTTGTGGGGGAAACTATAACGGTGGTTTGCCTGATTCGAACAGGATAATGAGCCTTTGACAGCACAACCTTTCCAGTAGGAAACCCCCACCGTTAGAAATACTATACGCCCAACTTATTTTTTAATCAATAGGAGAAAATATGCAATTACTTATTCAAATGAGCGAAGCCGCTTTAACCCTTCAAGAAAGAGAAAAGCAAGCCCCAAGTGAAACAATGCAAGTTATGTTTAAACGCACGCTTGCTTTGCATCGCTCAGAGCTTGATGATAGCGATTATTTTTATCTGTCGGTATTACTTGAGGTATTGAGCTCTGCTAAAAATCGCTCAACTGCAAATGAAAATGCCTTCTTGCGATTCGGTGCAGTAGCCCACGCTTGCAATGAATTAACATCAAGCACCTCCTGCTGACGCAATTTTTCTTCTGCCCATTCAGCCAGAGCAAGCATTAACGATGAGCGATAGCCTGATTCTTTTACACGCTCAAGCATCGCATCAATTTTTTCTTTATCCATATTCGTTTCCTTAAATTAAAGCGTGGCAACATTACCACGCTTGCATTTTAGAGAGGAATAACGCCATGATCAAAATCACTCTCAACGACACCCAAGTGGTGGAAAAACTCCACCGTATTGCAAATCAGCTCAAACAACCCCGCAAGCTCTACGGTGTGTTGGGCGAAACCTTGAAGAAAATCCACACGGAACGCTTTAAGCAGGAAGTTGATCCTGATGGTAACAAATGGAAGCTTCTTTCACCGCTCACCCAAGAGATAAAAGGCAACGACAAAATCTTAAAACATCGAGGCTATTTATCTGAGAGAACGGCTTACAACTACAATGACAACGGCGTTGAATTTGGTTCAGATGCTAAGTATGCCAGATTGCACCAATTCGGTGGTGTCATTAAACCGAAGAAAGGCAAGCGATTAAAATTTGGTAAAGGCGACAATGCCGTCTTCGCTAAACAGTCAAAAATTCCTGCTCGTCCGTGGTTAGGTGTCAATTCACAAAATGAGCAAAAATTATTAGAGAAAGCAAAGGCTGTTTTACAACGTCAAATCGACCAAAATCTATAGTATCGCCCAATTTTCAAAAATAACGCATAAAACGCCCATTGTGGTGTTTTAAATCCCATGCGATAAATTATCGCCTAAATTACCTTGCGCGTGTTTATAAACACCGATAAACACGCCAAAACGCCCCATTCACTCCCTTTTCACTTTTTCTTTCCCATTTTCATTCCTTAAACCAGTTTAAAAGTAACAAGCGGTCGTTTTTTCTATGATGTTCGCAACACAAGGAGAACCTAATGACCCTGATTGAAATTTTCAAAGCCGGCAAACGACTAGATGCAAATGGCGTAGAAGTGGAAATTACCATCGATGATTTGCAACAAGCCGTCAATGCCTACGACGTAAACTTTCACGAATCCCCCGCGGTAGTTGGACACCCAAAACACAATGCACCTGCCTATGGCTGGGTAAAACGCCTTGAGTTGGACGGTGATGTACTCAAAGCCGAGTTCGACCAAGTGGATCCTGAATTTGCCGAAATGGTGGAAAAAGGACGATTTAAGAAAGTGTCGTCTTCGTTCTATCTTGCCGATAGCCCAAACAATCCTTGCCCGGGCAGTTTGTACTTACGCCACGTCGGTTTCTTAGGGGCAATGCCACCCGCCGTAAAAGGCTTGCGTAACCCTGAATTTGCCGAAAACGAACAAGGCGTAGTGGATTTTTCCGACTGGGCGGAAGCAGGTTTGTGGCGACGTTTGCGTGAATGGCTGATTGGCAAACACGGACAAGATGAAGCCGACAAAGCATTGCCTGATTATTTAGTCAATAGCGTGGTAGAAGAATCTATCCGCAATGATTTGAAACGGTATCAACAAGATGAAGCAGGTTTTCCTGTGCCGAATTTTAATGAACCGAATAACCCAACTTCAGACCCAGCTCAATCAACCGAAGGAGAACTTGAAATGACACCTGAAGAAATTGAACAGCTCAAGGCAGAAAACGAAAAATTGAAAGCCGAAAAAGCTGAAACCGCGCTCAACCAAGCCAAAGCCGAAAATGCCGACTTTGCTGAAGGTTTAGTGAAAGCGGGCAAACTTGCCCCGATTGCTAAACAGCAAGCGGTAGATTTATTGAACTATGCTTCCACCACAATGCAAGGTGGTGTAGTTGAATTTAGCGAAGGCGAAAATCTACACAGCAAACTCAAAGCCTTTTTGGGTGCTCAGCCACAAGTGGTGAACTTCGGTGAAGTCGCCACCAAAAACAAAGCGGCAGCACCGCAAGATGGTACGGTGGAATATGCCGAAGGCACAAACCCAGCCAGCATCGAAGCTGACCAAAAAATTATGGCGTATGCCAAAGAACACGGCGTGAGCTACACCGCCGCTTTTAACGCAATTTATCAATAGAAGGGAAATTTATGACTGCTCACAATCTCTCAGCACTCCGTGTGCAAGATCCTGTTTTAACCAAATTGGCACAGGGCTATCACAATTTAGAACTCATCGGCGAAGTGTTAATGCCGACCGTCGAAATCGACAAAGAAGCGGGCAAAATTCCGAAATTTGGTCGCCTTGCATTCCGCTTACCAAGTACGGTGCGTAACTTACGCGGTACATCCAATCGTTTAGACCCTGAAGACATCACGGCAATCGACGTGGCGTTGGAAGAGCACGATGTGGAATACGCCATCGACTACCGCGAGGAAAACGAAGCGATTTTCTCGCTCCGTCAGTTCGCACTCAACACCACCCAAGATGTGATTGCACTCGGTCGTGAAAAAGAAGTGGCAACGCTGGCATTAGATGAAAGCAAATATGACAGTGGCAACAAAATCGCCTTAAGTGGTACGTCTAAAATTACTAGCAAAGATGCCGATATTTTTGGCATGTTCGATATCGGTATTCGTGCCGTGAAGCGTGCGATTGGTCGCAAACCGAATGTATGCGTGATTGCAGGCGATGTGTGGGCAGCATTAAAAGAACACCCAGCTGTCATTGAAAAACTCAAGTATTCACAAGTGGCGATTGTAACGCCTGAAGTATTCGCCAAATTGATTGGTATCGACACCGTGAAAATCGGTGAGGCGGTGTATGAAGAAAGCAATCAACTTAAAGACATTTGGTCTGACGCCATTGTGCTTGCCTATGTTGCGCCACGTTCAACCGAACGCAAAGGCACAGTGTATGAGCCGTCTTATGGTTACACCGTCCGTCGTCAAGGTGGCTTATTTGTGGACACCTACAAAGAAAACGGCGGCAAACTCGAAGTTATTCGCACCACCGATATTCACAAACCGCACTTACTCGGTGCATCGGCTGGTTATTTGATTAAAGGTTGCCTATAACCTCAAAAAATCCCCCTCTTGAGTAAAGAGGGGTAGGGGAGATTTGTAACACCGTTTCACTAGGAGAAAACCAATGGACAAAACCAAACTATACGCCGTCATCAGCACCATGGCGATTTACCACAACAATCAACGCTATGAGCAAGGCGATAAGCTCGAACTGACTGACGAAGAAGCCGCTCGCATTTCTCTTTATGTTCAATTAGACGAAGCCGAAGACGAAAAACGCAAGCAGGCGGAAGCAGAAGCTGAAAAAGCTCGTTTAGCAGCGGAAGAAAAGGCTCGCTTAGCAGCGGAAGAAAAAGCCCGTAAAGAAGCGGAGAAAGCTGATAAAAACAACAAAGGCGAAGGTAAAGAATAATGTACATTCAGGCACAAGATTTAACGGAAGTGGTGAGCGAAGTAGTGCTTGTGCAGCTCTCTAATGACAACACAAGAGCGACGGACGTCGATTATGCCGTATTAAACAAGGCATGCGAATACGCTACCGAAACGGTGGACGGCTATTTACGTTCACGTTATTTGCTACCGTTAAATGATGTGCCAACGCTTGTGCGTAACATTTGCCTACAACTGGCTCGCTATTGGTTGTATTCACGCCGTCCTGAAGGCAAAGGCTTTCCCGACAATGTGAAAGAAACCCATAGCCAAGCCTTAAAAGATTTGGAGCGCATTGCCAGTGGCAAACTGCATTTGGGCTTAACAGAAATCGGTGCGGAAGGTGATGACAACTTACCGTCTGCGTTGAAATTTAAAGCTCGCGCACCACAGAAATTGGATTTGTCGGGCTATTAAGGGAGCATCAATGAGTGCCACTTTACCGATTTTGCAAAGCATCAGAGATCATATCGAACAGAAGACCACGAGTTTCAGCATCGAACTGTTCCCCGATGACTTAGACCGCTACAACCTCACCGACCAATATGGTGCGGTGTTGGTGCAGTATGCAGGTTCCAAATTTGAAAGTCTTGATAGCACCGACATTATCCAACAACGCCGCAAAGTGCTGATTGCCCTCACAGTGATTGCTCGCAGTCAGCACGATGACACAGGGGCGTTGGAAATGCTCGACCAGTTACGGCTGGCGATTGTGGGATTTAAGCCGACCAATTGCACCGCTTGTCATTTGATTAGCGAAGAGTTTGCAGGCGAAGACAGTGGGCTGTGGCAATACCAACTGATTATTCAAACCGAAACGTGGCAGGTGGAAGCACACCAGCCGCAAAATTTACCAAAATTTACCGCGGCACGTTACCGCCGCAAAGAACCATAAGGAGAACATTATGGCGTTTCATCACGGAACGAAAACAACACGCGTGGCAGGCGGTTCTGTCGCGGTGGAAACGGTGGACGGTGCAATTATTGGCATCGTAGGGACTGCACCTATCGGCGCAGTCAATGAATTGACCGTGTGCCAAACCACCAAAGATTTTGCTCAATTTGGTGTGATTTTAAACCAAGGCTTTACCCTGCCTGATGCCTTTGATGTATTGGCTCGTTATGCTGCAGGTAAGGTGTATGTGGTCAATGTGTTAGATCCGAAAAAACACAAAACCGACGTAAACGATGAAGTGCTTACCCAAGATAGCAGCACTTTAATGGCGAAAACCGCAAAAGCGGGTCTATTAAGCCTAACGCTTCAATCAAACAGCCAAACCTTATCGGAAGGCAGCGATTACAGCGTGAATTTGCAAACAGGGGAAATTACCTTGAAAGCAATGCACGAAGGCTTAAAAGCCACTTATGCCTATGCCGACCCTGAAAAAGTGACGGAAGCCGACATCAAAGGCGGCATTGATTCAGCGACGGGCAAACGCAAAGGCTTGGAATTGGTGCGTGATGGTTTCAACCTTTACGGTGCGGATGCAAAAATTCTAATCTGCCCTGAGTTTGACAAAACGGCAAGCTGTGCAGCGGCTCTTTCAACATTAGCTGAACAGTTAAAAGCAGTGGCTTATGTGCAATTGCCGAAAGGCACATCGCTTTCTAAAGCGATTCAAGGGCGTGGTCCACTTGGCACGTTAAACGCTTCAGCAAGCTCTGAACGTGTTCGCCACTTCTTCCCTTATGCGTTGGGCTCTAGCAATACGCTTGAAAGTTTAGCGGTGCACGCAGCAGGCTTGCGGATGAAAACCGATACCGACAACGGCTATTGGTTCTCTACTTCAAACTGTCAGTTGCAAGGCGTGATTGGAATGGAAGTGCCATTGACTGCTCGTATGGACGATGAACAATCAGAAACCAACCTGCTTAACGCAGTAGGTATTACCACAATTTTCAATAGTTTTGGCACAGGCTTCCGCTTATGGGGTAACCGCTCATCAAATTATCCGACTGTGACCCATATCATCAATTTTGAAACGGCGTTGCGCACGGGGGATTTGATTGATGAAAGCATCCGCCGCACCGAGTTGCAATTTATCGACCGCCCGATTGATGATGCATTGATTGACAGCCTATTGGAAACAGTAGACACCTATTTGCGAGCCTTGCCAAGCATTGTAGGTTATCGCGTCAGCCTTGACTACGATACCGACTTGGTGGATGAATTTAGCAAAGGTCACGTGCCGTTGATGTATGAATACACGCCGAAATTGCCAGCCGAGCTTATCAGCAATAAATCGGTAATGACCCGTAAATACTTAGTGAACTTGGTGTCACAACGCTAGAAGGAGAAAATTATGAGTACCGCAATTCATCAGATTGTGAACGCCAATGTGTATATGAACGGCAACTCGCTTTTGGGCAAAGCCAAAGAGTTTAAGTTGCCCGACATCGAGTTCGAGTTTATCGAACACAAAGGCTTGGGGCTACACGGCACAATCAAACTGCCTGCAGGGTTAAATGCAATGGAAGGCGAAGTGATTTGGGATAGTTTCTATCCTGAAGTACGAGTAAACGCCTATAATCCTTATAAAAACGTGCAACTGATGGCACGTTCTAATGTGCAGGTATTTGATTCTCGTGGCTTGGCTGCGGAAGAATCACTTGTCACCACAATGAACGTGGCATTTAACAAAACTACAGGCGGTAGCTTGAAGAACAAAGAAGCTACGGAACATTCCGACAGCTTCCAAATTATGTCTATCAAGCAAACGCTGGCAGGCAAAGAAATTTTGTTCGTTGACGTACTTGCGAACATCTACCGTGTAAACGGTCAGGATGTATTGCAAAAATACCGCACTAATATCGGGCAATAGATTTCTTTAAATCAGTTTAAAAGCCGTTTAAACCCCATTTAAGTAAACTTCTTTGTGAAAGTTAAACAACATACTCACAAAGGAGTTTTTTATGTCTGACGTTATTGTCGCCCTTGATTTTCCTATTCAAGATGGAGAAGGTAAAACCATCACCGAGTTAAAAATTCGCCGTCCAAAAGCAAAAGATATTCGCAAGATGAAAGGCAGTACAGATATTGAGCAAAGTATTAGCCTGCTTTCAATCGTGACAGGTTTAGTGCCTGAAGATTTAGATGAGTTGGATATTGCCGACTTCAAACGTGCGGCAGAGGTGGTCGAAAAAATGCAAAAGGGAAAGTTGAACTCGCCACACTCGACGCAGCCTTAGCAGACTTGGCGTTTTGGTTTGGGTTTTCCCATTCTGATTTGGAAGAAATGACGCTTGATGATATTGAACGGTGGCTCACTCAAGCCCAACGGCAGATAAAAGCCAATTACACGAAAGCCGCTATTTAAGCGGCTTTGTTATTATGGTTTTGAAAGTAGATTACTCAATTTTTGCAAAATGACTAATCTACCAGTAAAAATTCGATAAAAGAAGATAAAACCTGCTCCAATAATTTCCCAAAGGATCACCCAAGCAAATATGGCTAAAGCAATTTGCAAGCCACTTAAATCATTCCAAGCAAATGATAAAAATGAATAAAGCGTGTAGGCAAAGCCAATAACAGCAAACAGCACAACTGCGCTTTCAATGAAATCAAATTCAGATGTTTTGCTTTTCATATTTCCCCCCTTTCTTGATAAGGACACTATAAACAATGTCATCAAATCTTGCAATTAGTTTAGTGATCGGTGCTTCTGTCGGCGGTGCGATAGCTGGCATTAAGAGCTTGAGAAATGAATTTAAGATCTTTAGAGACCAAACTCAAGGAATAAAAGCCAGAATGGGATCACTTGGTCTTAATGCTGTAAAAGGTTTTATGTCGCTTGGGTCTATGGCAACTGCTGTTGGCACATCGATTACATCAATGGCACAGCCTGCAATTAAATTTGAAAGTGCAATGGCTGATGTGAAAAAAGTTGTTGATTTTAAAACTCCTGAAGGCTTCAAAAATCTTTCAAAGGACATTCTAGAGCTTACTCGAACGTTACCGATGACCGCAGAAGAGCTTGCCGCAATTACTGCTTCAGGTGGTCAATTAGGTGTTGCAGAACAAGATTTGAAAGAATTTACTACAACCATAGCCAAAATGTCGGTCGCCTTTGATATGTCAGCAGAACAAAGTGGCGACTCAATGGCAAAACTTGCCAATGTGTACAAAATCCCGATCAGTAAAATTGGCGACTTAGGAGACGCTATCAATGAATTGTCGAATAGTTCGCCTGCTAAAGCATCTGATATTGTAAACACGCTGGGGCGTATTGCTGGTGTATCTAAAGATTTTGGTTTAACTGAAAATGCCGCAGCTGCTTTAGCCAATACCTTTATTTCATTAGGTAAATCGCCAGAAGTAGCAAGTACCGCAATCAATGGAATGCTGACTTCACTTAATACCGCAGACAAAGGTGGCAAAAAATTCCAAGCAGCACTAAAAGAAGTAGGTATTTCTGCCAAACAACTGAAAAAGAACATTGCCAAAGATGGACAAGGAGCGATTGTTGATTTCTTAAAACGTGTCGAAAAATTACCAAAAGCCAAACGAACAGGCGTATTGGTTGATTTATTTGGTAAAGAATATGCGGACGATGTGTCTTCGATTGCAGGTAATGTAGATTTGCTTGAAAAAAGCATTAAAACCTTGCAAGACACCGATGAAAACGGCAAACCTAAATATCTAGGGTCAATGGAAAAGGAGTTTGCTGCTCGTAGTGCAACAACTGAAAACAATCTTCAATTACTAAAAAACGGATTTAATGAAATTGGCATTACGCTTGGTTCTTCTTTATTACCTATTATCAATAATGTAGTCAATGCGGTTAAACCTTTAGTGCATAGTTTTTCTGATTGGATCGCCAAAAATCCAACTTATGTAGAATGGGGGTTACAATTCGGTGGTGCATTGATTAGTTTAGTTGGCGGCATTATCGCACTCAAATCAACTCTAAGTTTAACATTGGCAGCAATCTTGCCATTTTGGGCTGTGGCTAAAAAAACATTTGGTATTTTCAAACTTTTATCGCCAGTTTTAACTTTTGCGTCTAAAGCATTTTTATTCTTAGGTGGAATAGTTGGTAAATCACTGCTTTTCACATTCAATAAACTATTAGTCGGCATTGGTTATTTAATTGGTTATACCATTAGGAGTGTGATGTTTGTTGCTAGATTGGGGCAAACTTTAGCAGGAGTATTATTCAAAGGTCTAATGATTGCAGGTAAAGGTATTTTATTTGTTGGTCGGGCTTTAGTAACCAATTTGATTAGCTTTATTGGTAAAACGGCGGTATTCGCAGCAAGATTAGGGCAACTTTTGGCAGGTGCTTTATTTAAAGGCTTAATGTTAGCAGGCAAAGGGATCTTATTTGTCGGTCGAGCATTACTTACTACACCGATAGGATTATTGATCACAGGTATTGCCGTTGGTGCATTCTTAATCTACCAATACTGGGAGCCGATCTCCACGTGGTTTAGTGAAAAATGGGCTGCTGTATCAGGTATTTTTTCTTCCGCTTGGACGGGTATCAGCAATTATTGCTCGGAAGTATGGGCAAACATTACTACTTTCTTTGGATCTGGCATTGACAACATCACCGCCACCATTCTCAACTGGTCGCCGCTTGGTTTATTCCAGCAAGTATTTTCTACCGTGTTGTCGTGGTTTGGGATTGATTTACCAAGTAAGTTTACCGAATTTGGTTCTAACCTTATCAACGGCTTAGTCAATGGTATTCGCAATGCGTGGGACGGCGCGAAAGAATGGGTTATTAGTCTAGGACAATCTATCAAAGGTTGGTTTACTGGCGAAATGAAGATCCATTCCCCTTCGCGTGTGTTTAAGGACTATGGTGTGAACTTGGTGGAAGGTTTGGCAATCGGCATGAATAAATCCCTCCCGATGGCTGAAGACGCTTCCGACAATCTTTCAAGTGCGGTCGGTTTAAACGGCGTTTCACACAACACCGGGTTACTTACGAACTATCAACCGTTAAACCGTGCAGAAGTTATGTCATCGGAAACCACACAAGCCCAAGGCATTACGGTGCATTTTAGTCCGACTATTCAACTTAATGGAAATCAAGGCAAAGATGATATTTTAAATGACCTTCAACAGGGGCTAAATATGACTTTAACCGAACTTAAACGTTTAATTATTGATACAGTCAATCGTGAAAATGATCAATATAGACGGAGAGCTTACTAATGTATTTTATGCTAGGCAATATCGCCTTTGAGCCTGTCAATTTGACCGACTTCAACGAAACCCATTCTGCAGGTTTTGCTGAACACGCGGTTCTCAAAGGCAAGCCAAAACTGCAAGCGATGGGCGAGAAGCTGACAGATTTATCCTTTGCCATTCGCCTGCACCACAAAATCGGCGGCGTGGAAAGTCGTTATCAATCGCTACTTTCGGCAAAAGCCAAGCAAGACGCCCTTGCCTTGATGTGGGGTTCAAAATACAAAGGCAATTTTGTGATCACCGATATTTCATCAACCACTCTATTTACCGACGGCAAAGGTAATGCCTTAGCGCGCGAGATGAATATCAGCTTGAAAGAGTTTGTCGGCAATGGGCAAGCGGGCTTGCTTGGTGCGGCGTTAAATGTGGGCGGAAAATCTTTGCTCGGTTCGATTTTGCCTAAAGGTTTAACCAATACGCTTTCAACGGTGAAAAGTGCGGTTAGCCGTGGCGTGGAATTGTATCAGCAAGGCAAACGTGCGGTGGACGAAGTTCGTAATACCGTTGCAATAGTTCGACAGTTGGCACACGACCCAGCTTCCGCTCTTGCCTATTTGCCCAGCACCCTTGCCAATTTAGACAACGCCTTGGGTGGTTTTGGCGAACTGGTCGGTATGCAATCCGCTTTCGAGGGCGTTCGCCAGTATCTGCCTGCTATTAGCGAATTTAGCCGTGATGTGTCTGCGGTATATGATGATTTGCAAATAATAAAACAGAGTTTCAGTCGGGCGTCTGCTGATAGCGAATGGAATAACTGGTTTACGCCTGCCGATAATGCTTTAACTGAAATCAATGAGCGGCTGGATAATTCTGCAAATTCAGTGGCCAAAATGACCGCTTGGATCGTGTTGCGTGAAGATGAAAATGTGGAGATTTTGAATGACCCAAACCGTACTTAAACATACCGTCAAACAAGGCGAACGCTGGGATAACCTTGCCTATTATTACTATGGCGATGCACTGGAATATGCTCGCATCATTAGAGCCAATCCACATATCAGTTTTTGTGAAGTGTTGCCTACTGGGGCGACTGTATTTATTCCTGTGCTAAATGTGAAGCCGACCCAAAACGAAAATTTACCGCCGTGGTTAAGAGGAAATAATGAGTAAAGTCCAAACACCCGATTTTTCGCTTTTTTATGAGAAAACCAACATTACCGCTGACATTGAGCCGTCTTTGCTGGAGCTCACTTACACCGACTATTTGGAAGGGCAATCGGACGAGCTGTCAGTTTCCTTTGAAGACATCAGCGGTAAGTGGATTCGCCAATGGTTCCCTACACAGGGCGACAAACTCAAGGCGGCGATTGGCTATCAGGGCGAGCCGTTAGTCGAAATTGGAGCATTTGAGATTGATGAGGTGGAATACATCTATCACCCGTCTAGCATTACCTTGCGAGCCTTATCCACTGGCATTAGTAAAGCTAACCGCACGCTCAAGCCGAAAGCCTACGAGAACACCACGCTCGCCCAAGTAGTGGCAGCGGTGGCAAATCGCCTGAAGCTAAAAGTGGTGGGCAAAATTCGCCACATTCCCATTCAACGCATTACCCAATATCAAGAGCGTGATGTGGAATTTCTTGCCCGCCTTGCCCGTGAGTATCATCACAGCTTTAAAATTGTCGGCAATCAACTGGTGTTTACCGATAAAGATGAACTAGGGCAATCTAAACCGGTGGTAGTGCTTGATGAAAGCGAATGTATCAGCTTGCGACTGCGAGATCGGATTAAAGACACCGCAAAACAGGTGGAAATCAAAGGCTTTGACACAAGCGGTAAAAAAGTGGTGAAAAAAAGCAAAAAAGCGACCGCACTTCGCCCGAAAATGAAGCAAGCACAGGCAGCAAGTGGCGATACGCTCAAAATTACCACCCGAGGTGAAAGCCAAGAACAGATTGATGCACGAGGCGATGCCGCATTAAGCGAGCAAAACGAAGACCAAAGTGCAGGCGATATTACCCTGATTGGCAATCCGAAACTGGTGGCAGGTTCGACTATTTTGCTCAAAAATTTAGGCGTGTTTTCAGGTAAATACTTAATCAAGCAATCTCGCCACAGTATTTCACGCACGCAAGGTTACATCACCAATATCGAAGTGCGAATGTTGGAATTTATCCCTGATGATTTATTAACGCTAGGTATGGAGATAACGAATGCAAACACATAATTTTGGTGCAACCTATCAAGAGGGCATAGTGTCGGCAATCGACCCGAAAAACCACAAAGTGCGGTGTAAAATTCCTGCCCTTGAAGATTTAGAAACCGCGTGGCTTTCTTTCCTCACTCCCAACGCAGGCGGCAACCAGTTTTACTGCTTGCCTGATGAGGGGGAATTGGTCGCGCTACTCCTCGATGCGCGAGGTGAAGGTGGTTGTGTGTTGGGCACGATTTATAACGAGCAAGACAAAACGCCAGTGCAAGATGGCAACATTTGGTTCAAAAAATTTAAAAACGGCACAACTATTGCCCACGACCGTAAATCAGGCGATTTAACCATTCACACCAGCGGTAAAGTTATCGTCAATAATTGCGAAGTAGAAGTGAACAACGGCAATGTCAAGGTGAACGGTGGCGATGTAATCGCAGATGGTATTTCGCTGAAAAATCATAAACACCTTGAACAAGGCGATGGTAAGCTCACTTCTCCGTCAAAATCTTAGAATTTTTGACCGCACTTTTCTTTAAATCAGTTTAAAAGCCCCACCCCAAATAGCCTTGTATCATCAAGGCTATGAATATAAATCCGATACACTCAACCCACTGGCAACTTGCACCGAACCTTAACGAGCAGGCGGTGCAAGGCATTGATGATATTCATCAGTGCATTGCTAACATTCTCAACACCCTCAAAGGCACGGATATTCTTCGCCCTGAATTTGGCTCAGATCATTTTCAGTACATCGACCAGCCCGAAGATATCGCCCTGCCGAATATGGTGCGTGAAATCACGCTTGCGTTGCAAAAATGGGAACCCCGCATCGAGGTTGATCATATCGACATTAACGGACAGGCTCCGCATTTTGAGCTGACGATTTATTGGGCGTTAGTGGATGAAGTGTATCGGGAGATTTATCAAACCACACTCGCAATGTAGGAACCGCAATGAAAAAAGAAGACATAAAAATTGTGTCTGACGACATCAAGCAAATTTTAGCCGATACCATTGCCGACTACGAGCAACGCACAGGTAAAACATTGCAACCTGCCCATATTGAACGGTCGATTATTCAATCTTACGCCTACCGCGAAATGTTAGTGCGACAAGGCATTAACCACGCCTTTTTGCAAACCTTTCCGCAATTTGCCACAGGGCTTGCTTTAGATTTATGCGGCGAAACGATGGGCTGTTATCGCTTATCAGACCAAGCTGCCGAAGTCACTTTGCGTTTTAGCGTGAGTGGTTCGCATTCCACCATTGTTATTCCACAAGGCACGTTAGTTGGTGCAACCGAAAACCTATTATTCGCCACCCAAACCGAAGTGCGAATTAACCCCACCGAGCAATATGTGGATGTAACGGCGATTTGCCAAACCACAGGCGAAAGTGGCAATGGCTGGCAAATCGGGCAAGTAAAGACACTCAAAAGCGAACTGCCAGCCGATGTAACCGTCTCCAATATTGATGTGTCTGCAAATGGTATCGACACTGAAAGCGATGACGACTACCGCAAGCGGATTTTGCTCGCCCCTGAAGCGTTCACTACTTGTGGTTCGGTTGCCGCTTATGAATATCACACTCGTAGCGTGTCGCAAGTGATTTCTGATGTGGCGATTTCTACCCCTCAAGGTGGCACGGTCAAAGTCACGGTGCTGACCAAGCACGGACTGCCGTCAGCAATTTTGCAGGAAAAAGTTCGCCATTACATCAGTGGCGAAAAACGCCGACCGCTGTGCGACACTGTGATTGTGACTGCGCCTGAACGCAAAAGCTATCGTGTGGTTGCTAACTTAGATTTGCTCGCTACCGTCGCCGAAAATGAAGTGAAAGCCAAAGCCGAAATCGCTTTGCGAACCTATCTTTCATCACGCACGCAAAAATTGGGGCTGGACATCGTACCGCTTGATATTCAAAGCGTACTGAAAGTCGCTGGCGTGTATAACGTGCATTTGGCAAGCCCACAACTTACTGAGCTCACGCCTGAACAATGGGCAGAATGTGAAAGCATCACGATAAACATCAACGCAGGACGAAAAGATGGCTAAGTTGCAATATCCGTCAATCATTGAAACATCGCCAAAACTGACCGCACTTGCCGACCTTGGCAAGCGGTTTAATTTGCTCGACAAATCGCAAATTATGACCAGTTTCGTGGATTTAGTCCCGACCGAGTTTTTAGAACTGCTTGCCGAAAAATGGAGTGTCACCGGCTATGACGGCTGGTTACTTGCAGAAAGTGTAGAAGCCAAACGGAAACTCATCAAGAGAGCCGTCGAACTGCACCGCTACAAAGGCACACCGTGGGCAATGCGGGAAATTATCCGCCAACTTGGGTTTGGGGAAGTGGAGATTATTGAAGGTTTATTCGATAAACGTCACAACGGTTCATTTACCCGAGACGGTACATATTTTCACGGCGACCGCTCCAAATGGGCGCATTACCGCGTGATTCTGCAACAAACCATTACTAACGACCAAGCCGATTTACTGCGAAAAACCTTGCGTGTTTTTGCTCCTGCTCGCTGTGTGTTAGCGAGCTTAGACTACCGTCAAGCAGCACTTCGGCACAACGGTATGGCAATGCGTAATGGCAGATTTAATCGTGGCACAGCTTAACTCAAAAAGGAAACAAAATGGCAAATTTAACCTTAACCCGACAATGGGTGGAAAACATCTATCAATTGGAAACATCCGACCCTGTAATGGGCGGACCAGACGGCATTGATAATCGCCAAGCCAAAGAACTGGGTGCGAGAACAAATTGGCTGAAAGACCAAGTAGACACCATCAACCAAGACCTCACAGGCTACGCCCCCAAAGCCAGCCCAGCGTTCACTGGCATTCCCACCGCACCAACAGCTGCAGCTGGGACGAATAATACACAAATTGCTACCACGGAGTTTGTGAAAACGGCGATTGCAGCATTGGTCGGTTCAGCACCGGCAGCACTTGATACACTGGAAGAACTCGCTCAGGCATTAGCAGGTGAAACTAACATTAAAGCAACTTTGTTAGCAGAAATTGGTAAAAAAGCAAATGCAAGTCATACGCATACAATCGCGCAGATTGACGGCTTATCCGATGCTATTAATGCTAGAGCTCCGTCTGCATCTCCGACATTTAGTGGCACGGTTCGCGCACCGACCCCAGCTCAAACAGTCAATGATACTACTGTGGCTACAACTGCCTATGTTCGAGCGGCGATTGCTGCATTGGTCGGGACAGCACCGGCAACGTTGGATACTTTATCCGAAATTGCGAATGCGCTTGCCGGTGACGCCAATGTTAAGGCGACGTTATTAGCCGAGATTGGCAAGAAAGCAAACGCAAGTCATACGCATACCGCCAATCAGATTACGGATTTTAATCAGGCTACCTCTCAAATTATTAATGCTGCAATTACCTACCAAAAAATCGGCGATTTTGAGGTGCGCAAATATCCTGATGGGACGATGATTCAGACCTATAAAAAAGTAAATCCTCGAGGCATTACTAATAAATGGATTGAACTACATCAATTTAATTGGGCAGTCTCATTTATTGATAAACCTAACGTGTGGGCATCTCAAAGTTCAGATGAAAACACAGATAATGCTAACGATAACGCAAATGTATCCGTAACTATTAATAGTTTTGTTAAGTTTAATAATTTCAAAAGCAGCGGCAGTGTCTGCGCATATTGGGAGTTTAACCAAGATTATGACGGAGCTTACAAATCAATGAACTGGGATTTTCTAGCCATTGGGAGATGGAAATAATGACTATGTACTACAAAAACGGCTTTTTTGACGATTCTTATGGTGGTTTTGTGCCAGATGGCGCGGTGGAAATTAGCCAAGATAAATATATTGAGCTAATCAACGGACAATCTCAAGGCAAACAAATTATCGCAGATAAAACAGGCAAGCCTGTACTAATTGACTCACAACCCAGTGCGGCACATGTGTTAAATCTTGATACGCTCACCTGGGAGATTTCAGCCGAAAAACAAACCGCACTTTTAGCCGACACTCAAACTCGCTTTATCGCCAACATTGATGAGCACGCGGCAAAAATCTACAGCACGTGGACACGTTTTGAGAGTGAGTACCGCGAACGGCAAGCGGCC